GTGATTACTGCGTATTTACTTTAGAACCATTATAATCTACCCACCGATCCCGATCAGTGGATCTTTTTTCTTGCCTCCCGTGACCAGTTTGATAAGGTTTAGGTGTTTCATATTTAGCTCCCTTGAATCAACAACTAAGGAGGAAAAATGACTTGACTATTTAATCATATGAGACTAATGAAGGATCTTGATTATGTTTCATAATCATCTTTCTAAGTTAGTTGGAGAAGGGGCAGTTCAGGGAGACTTGGCTGCCTCTTTTTTTATATGGATGTGACTAAATTAGATATAAACAGTGTTGTACATAGTTCCACTGCGTGTCGAAGATGAGTTAAATGTTTACGGTGATATTTTTTCGATTCTACTTCTTTACAATTACGATACTTTTTAAATTGTACAGAATATTTTTTCCAAGCAAAATTACGAGGTGAAAAGGCTATATCGCCTTTAATAATCGCCATCTTATAACGTTCTTTTACATGTTCAGGTTCAAACCCTGCGTAATAACATACAGTGTGAAAATCAGTGACATTCGACATAATCCACTCATGCGCATCACATTTAAATATTGAAGGTTTTCGTTCCTGGGATCTTTGGCCTGCATCTTCAATTGCATTAACCAATACACCACGCCATAGTTTTTCTTCTGGATCTACGTCAGTTGATAATAACTGAGCTGCAAAACTAGTGCCCATAAGTTTTAATAAGGAAAGAGAGTAAGTCACGATAGTAAATAGTGTCGTCTATATCTCTTCTGGTTTTAATACATTTCTCATAATCAATATGTACACCATCAATTACTTCGTGTATATCCTCCCCGGTGTGTTTTGGTTGGTTAGGTTCCTTAGAAAAAATATCTCTCGCCATTTCTCTATTATAGTGATTTAACATTGTCTTTTCCACCTTTGATAACCTTTAATTTGTAAAGTTTAGCTTTGTTTTTTAATTTTTTTTCTTTTTTAAACTGCCACACAGCATTAATATCAGCTACAAATTGAGGGTCATACATATCTTTGTAACCCAACTTATCACCCATGTATAATCTAAACATAGATTGAGTCACTGATTTGTATTCTTTATCAGTTAATTTACCTGCTAAGATATGCAGGCTATTAAGTAGATCTTTAGTGGATTGTTTTTTTGCCACTGATAAACTCCTTTAACAACTCAATTAATTTAAGCACATATGCCGTTGAGACTGTTGCTGGTTCGTGATCCGTGACTATTTTATCAGTTTTAAAGTGACCTGTTCTTTTTATATCTTTTTTTAGACATGAGTAAAGCCTTTTTTTCTAGGGTTTCTATTTTTAGGCCAACGACATTTAAACTTCTGAGTAACGACTTCATCTAAATTTTTTTCATTACCAGTTACAATTATAATATCGTGACCGTTCTTATGTGCGTGAACATGATGTGTGATATAATTATTGACTTTAATTTCTCGGATCCCTGTTTTTAAATCATCAAGGTAGTTATCAAAATCAATACAATCTTTATCTGACATCATTATTTATTCTCCGTGTAATCATCGAGTTTATGATAATGTTCATTATCTCTTAAAATTGCAATTGCATCATCGCAACTTTTGATTATATTTTTTTGGAGTTTATCTAGACTTTTTTGAGTTTCGTCTAAGTTTTTTTCCAACCTTGCTATGGTTGCTTTTAGCTTTGCTACTTCGTCCATTTAAGTTCTCCTTGTCCTTCGGGTTAGTTTCCATTTTTAATATAAGTTCTTTGTATTCAGTAATAGTCATCTTATTTTTTAATGCCTGGTATTCGACATATTCATTAACAAGCTTTGATATCATTGATGCAGGTGATCTAAACTTTTGATTACAAAGTCCTTGCAAGACATCATAGTCTGGTTTTCTGACAGCCACACTTTTAAATTTATTTATATCCATTTTTCTTTAACTCCTCTTTCATTTGTTTTTTTGTTTTTATTATTGGGTTTGGTAACACAATATAAAATCTTTCAAAGTATGGATTGTTATCACTAAAGTCCCAACCCATTTTTTTACTTAATCTATGATGTGCTGCATATTGTTTTTCTTTCCAATCCATTTCACTAATTTTTAAAATAGCCATATTGCTCCAATTGTTAATAAGGTTAGTTTTGGAAATAAAAATGTTAATAATACAATTGCAATTAATAAATGAAGCCAACTCATCTGCTCTCCAATTCATTCATTGCCAACAAAGTGCACAGATCCGTATGTAAAGGTTTTTCGTAACTGTCCCCACGTTTGATGTGTACATTTTTTAATTTACCAGCTATCTCATCAAAGTTAGTTCCTTCAGATAGAGCAATATCTATCTTCTCAACTAATGATTTGAATAGCTTTGATTTACTTTTTAAGTTCATTTGTTCCTTTTACTTTTTTAAGAATTGATTTTAAAGTTTTGATTAAACGTCCAGAATAATCAGTATCCTCTTGTTGTGCTAATATTAGATCATCTTCTAACCAAGACTCTAAAAATTCTATTTCTTCCTCGTTTAGTTTAATATTCATATCCCATGTATATAAGAAATCCCATGGTCTATGTCAAGCAGTAATCTGTGCTATATTAATTTATGTC